AGCAGCGCCTCGTCCCAGGTGCCGAGTTCGGTCAGCTTGTTGTCGGCGATCCGGTAAGCTCGGCGCTGCGCCTCGGTCAGGTGCCCGAGCACGATCACCGGCGCATCGGTCAGCCCGAGTTGCGTGGCCGCCAGCACGCGCCCGTGGCCTGCGATCAGTTCCCCGTCCTCGGCGACGAGGCAGGGCACGGTCCAGCCGAACTCGGCCATGCTGGCGGCGATCTTCGCGACCTGGTCCGCGCCATGCGCCTTCGCGTTCTTCGCGTAGGGCTGCAGGCGCGACAGCGGCCACGTCTCGATCGCGTCAGGGGCGAAGCTCAGCGTCATGGTGGGCAAGGTTCCTCGGTCGGGTGGATGCCGGTGGCTTCCGGACTCCGGATGCCGGGCCGGACTCCACACGGGGTCCAGCAGTCACCAGGGGTGTCCGGTCGGAAGGTCAGCGTTCATTGGTGTTTGCGCGGGGCGCGCGTGGCTCCGGCTTCCGGGTGGCTTCCCAAAAATCCGGCCCTGTCGCTGGCGATGTGCCGCGCTTCGCCCGCCAGCATACGAATATCGCCAGGAAGGAACCGGAAATCAGTGGATTAGCCGACTGGATGCCCGGCTGAAGCCAGGAAGCCGTGCCGGTATCCACCAAAAAAGGACGGGGAGAGCCGTCTTCCGACGTACTCTCCCCATCATGCCTAACGGATAGCACGGATATGTTGCATGTGTCGAACACAAAAGTGTTGCAACACATTGGAGTCGCTATGCATTCAGACGAGAGGCAATCTTGGTGAGTGCCAACTGCCATCTCCTCCACGCAGTGCTACGATCAACCCCCAACTCGCCACTGATCTGCTTCCAAGGCACACGTGCAGCCCGCGACCAGACCAGTCTGCGTTCCGCTTCATCGATCCACAGCACCCAGTCCGAGGTCTGCTCCAGCCGTGTGATGGCGGCAGCAGACGGCCAGACCCGCATCGGCTGCGGTTCCATTGCCGCAATCTCGCGGCTGGTGCGGACGATCTGCGGCCAAGCGTTGAAGAACCCCTGCGCCTTGACAGGGGGCAGCTTGCGCAGCGTGCGGAACGCCTCCTCGAAATGATCGGCCACGCATTCGGCAGTCCAGATGCGATCACCCATGGCGCGCCTCCCTGTCGGAAGGGCGCGGCCCGTAGAGCTTCTCACCGATCTGGCGCACCAACTCGCGCTCGGGCCAAGTGAGGCGCTGGTCATCGGCGGAGACTGCAAGCACGCCCTGCTCCTGCCAGCCCTCGCGCTTGACCTGCTCGGGATCGCGGCGCTGTCCGCCGTAGCCGTGCGGGTGCCATCTCATGCGACACCCCCGTTCGTCTCAATGGCCCAGAGCAGGATGGCGATGGCGTCTGCCTCGTTGTCATCGGCAGGGCTGAAGCCCCGCGCCCGGGCAGCGGCGACCATCGTGGCCTTGTCGGCATTGCCGTGACCGGTGGCGTGGCGTTTGATCGTGCCAACGGGCACACCCTGATAGGGCACGCCGCGCAATTCGCCCCAGCTTGTCAGCGACGCCATCAGCCCGCCGTAGACGTGGGCGGCGTCTGTGCCTGCATGCCGGCGGACTTCCTCGAACCAGATCGCCTCGATCGGCCCCGACAGCCGGTCGATCTCGGTCAGCCAGCCAGTGAAGCGCAGATAGCGCATCCCGCCCCCGTCGAAGCGGCCCGGTCGGAAGCTCACCGTACCGCTGGTGATGAGACCGTCATGGCCGCGCAGGGCCCAGCCGGTGGTTGTTCCAAGATCGAGCGCAAGGATGGTGCGCGGGTTGTGTGTGGGTTCGGCCATGCCGACCTCCTCTTCGCTTGGGCGAGCGTGGCGAGAGGCCTGGCCGGTGAAGGCCGCGGTCTCGCCAAGCCCCGAAGGATGGTCTGGTCACGTCAGGCGCAGGGCGATCGGGTCGCGCTGCGAATACTTCTTGGGCTTCAAGGTCCCCTCGTGAAGGATTGGAGCCGCTAACCCTCTGCCTGGCCTCTATAATATATAATTATTCAATTATTATATAGTGATAAAGGGTGTCTCTCTATTTCTAATCGCGCGCGCATACACGCGAGGGGTATAGGTATCCTCTTGAAAGATTGAAGAATGTGAAGGAATGGGCTTTTCGCATATCTTCCATACAGTTAGGCGGCTTTACTGTTCCTTCTGATTGATTTTGCGCCCTGAAGCATCTCGCCACGGGCCCATCCAGCGGGCCATCCGGTAGACCATGGCCTGCCGCGTCGATGATCCTCGCATGCCCGTTGTGACGTCCCCGGTTTCGATCAGGGTGAGCAGGATCTCGTCGCGGTCACGAGATTTCAGCCACTGGGAGGCACGCGTGATTTCCGACTTGGTGATCCCGTTCGCCCCTGCGGCGCGGATGACCTCCTTGAGCCGTTTCACGTGGGCCTCGGTCTCCGTATCTGCCACATGGCGCTCAACAGCCTCCATGGTCTTCCGTGCATAGTGGCGCACGAAGTCGATAGCCCAGTCCGCTGCCGAGAGGTCGATCTCGGGTTTTGCCGGGTCGCGCCCGACCGCGACGATCAACGCCAGCTTCAACGCGTTCTCACCAATGCGCGCCAGTATCGCCGTGAAGGCCGTCCCGGCTGCAGCCCGCAACTCCACCGTCAATTCGGCACTCAGCGCCTTGAAACGCGCCCTCGCTTCATCGGTCATTGGCACGATAGTCGGATTTACCGTCGTGTTCTGATCGGCCGTCTTGCCCGCAAGATTGCCCTTCTGGTGGCCACCCCCAGCGGCCACGCCCTGCAATCCCTGGATCAGCGCTGGCGGTGCCTGCCGGATTCCCACGGTGATGTTCTCGTCCGGGTAATCCTCGTCGCTGGGCAGGATCAGGAAGCGGGCAAGCGAGCCGTCGACCACGTTTGCCCCCTGCAATGCGCCCCAGAAGTGCAGCGGGGTCGTGGTGCCGTAGACGCAGAGGCAGGGTTGGACGATGTCGCGCCGCTCGTTCGAGCCGTCGCGGTTGGCGTATTCCGCGCCAAGGAAGATGCCGCCTGCGGCCGTGAAGAGCTCGGTCATGTTGTCGAGGATCTCGGTGATGTGGCGGGGGCTGCGCTTGCGGTCGGCGGCTGCCGCGAGGAACATGCCGAACTCGTCGATCTGGAACAGGATCGCGGGCTGGCGGTGCAGCGCGGTCAGAAGCCCGGCACCGGAGGCGATCTTGTTGCCGCCGAGGTGATGGGCGAGGCCCGCCTCGAAGAAGGTCTCGTTGATGATCTCGCGGGCGTGGTTCTTGCCCGATCCGCTGTCGGCGATCCCCACGACATAGAGGTTCGAGCGCAGGTTGCTCTCCGTCCGGTATTGCCGCCCCATCAGCGCGCCGATGGCGCAGAGGCTGGCCCCGAGCGACAGCAATGGCTGCGGACGCCGGGCGGTGGTCAGCATGTAATCAGTCAGATTCCCCACCAGACCGTCTGGGATGATCAGCGAATAGGCTGGCGCCGGTGTGGGCAGCGCAGGTTCTACGGTCGCGACGTCCAGCCGCGACAGGAGCCCCGCCGCAGGGTGCTCGGTTGCATCCATCACGCTGCCATCGAGGCGTAGCGCAGGGTCCGGCTGCCACCCACGCTCCATGGCGAGATGGTAGAACGTGCCCGCGCCGATCCGGTCGGGCTTGAAGCTGGCCCAGGCTTTGGCCGTGGTCGCGGGCATGTCCTTGGCAGCCTGCGCGGACCACTCGCCAAAGAGATCTGCGCCAGCGTCGCCGAGCGCGCCTTTCAGCGCCATGCCGATCCGCATCCAGCTGTCGTAGTCAAGTTCTGTATTGGGCAACCAGTCCAGCGCCGCGCTGATGGCGGGCAAAGTGCCGATCTGGCTGTGGCTGCGCAGATGCTCTGTCGCAGATGTGACCAGCGAAAGACCCCGCTGGCGCAGGGCCTCGGGCAGCAGCGCGTAAGCCTCGTCGAGGAAGGCTGCAGCCGCTTCTGCAGTGATCTCCGGCAGATCGCTGATGTCGATGTCGGCCAGCGCCTCATCTGGCCAGACATAGGGCGCACCGGTCTCGGGGTGGGTGGCATAGGCCAGGAACTGCTGCCCGAGGCACAGAACCTCCAGCGGATGACGCTTGATCCCGCGGAACGGCTGCGCGGCGCGATAGACCAGCATCCGTTTCGGGGCCCGGCCAATGCGCAGGGCGGGCGTGTCGCCCAGCCTCGCGCGGGCCAGCTGCTCGATCTGCAAGGCCAGTTCGGCATTCTCGACGATATCGATATCGACCGCCGCCACCGCGCCGCCAACGATGCCAATGCCGCAATCGGGCCAGCTGGACCATGTCGTGACCTCCACATCCGTGGTGGGGCGCTCAGTGTGACGGTTCCATTCTGAGTAATCGGTCCATGCACCGCGCTTGAATTGCCCGGGCTTTTTCGTGCCCGGGCCGATCGGCAGAATGGCATAGCCGTTGGTGACGAGCCGCGCGCCAAAGCGCGCCATCCAGGATGTGTCAGCCATCAGAAGGGCACCTCGGGGGTCATGGCGTCGAGCCGGGCACGGTCCTTGGACGCAAGCGCGCGCAGGTGGTCGCAATATCCGGTGACAACCGCGTCGATGAAGCGGTCCCACTCGGTCTCGGTGAGGGTGGCGAGATCGGATTTGTCGATGCTTTCGAGGTATTCGCCGCCTTGTTGGCCGCCGACCGTCATCGCTTCGGCTTCATTGGGGGTCGGATCGATCATGCCCTGCCTCCCATGGCAGAGGTCCTGGCAGACGCGGCTGCAGAGGTGCTTGCGGCTGGTGTCGCGCCGCGCGTCGGCGAGCCGATAACCTGCGTTGAACCAGCCAAAGCCGCGAGGTTGCCGGTGGCAGACGGCGCAGAGACCGGGGTGGGATGGGCGCATGAGGCGAACCTGTGGTCAGAGATTTCAAAGTACCTGCCCGAGGGGCGGACCGAGATGTCGCTGGGGCGTGCAAGCCGTGCCGTTTGCGCGATGGCTTCATCGACGCTGAGCGGCACAGGGCAGCCCGGCGCGCGCTTGCGCCACCACTCGGCAGCCTTCTGGCGCGCGTACCCCTGATGCTCGATGCAGACCCATTCGCTGTAGGATGTGAGCCCGCAGTTGTAGGTCACCTTCAGCGAAGGCAGCCCGCCCAGCTTGTCGTGGCGGCTGTAGGAAACGCCTGAGACCTGTAGCCATTGCGGCGCTTTAGGGGAGAGGACCGGCAGCGTGCCGGCGGTGGGGGCGATTTTCACCATGCGGGCCGGAAACTCGTAGCCGCAGTCCGGACATTCCGTCGCCGAAAGCGCGATGATGCTTTCGCACACCGGACAGACCTTGGTGGGCGCCTCGCCGCCGCCAGCTTCGCCAGGGCGTTTTGGACGCACCAGATCGATGGGCCCGTGGCGGCGGACATTGCCGGCGAAGTCGAGCACCAGGCAGTTTTCCTTGCCCGGCGCCAGCCGTGTGCCACGCCCGACCATCTGCACGTAGAGCCCTGCGGACTTGGTGGGGCGCAGGAGCGCGATCAGATCGACGCCCGGCGCGTTGAAACCGGTGGTCAGCACCCCCATCGAAGCCAGCGCGCGGACTTCGCCGCGCTTGAAGGCTGCGATGAGCGCATCACGCTCCTCCTTCGGCGTGTCGCCAAAGATCGTGCGGCAGCTGATGCCTTGTCGGCCGAACTCTTCAGCCACATGGCGCGCGTGCTCAACGCCCGAACAGAAGGCCAGCCATGACTTCCGCTCGGCCCCGTGTTCGATGATCTCGGTGACCGCTGAGCGGGTGATGGCCTCCTGGTCGACAGCTGCCGCCAGATCACGCTGAATGAAGTCACCGGCGCGAGTGCCCACCTTCGACACGTCGAGCCGGGTCGCGGGCTGTTTCGAGACCAAAGGGCTGAGATAGCCAGCGTCGATCAGATCGCGCACCGGGGCTTCATAGGCGATGTCAGTGAACAGCGCCGATTTGCCCTCATGCAGCATGCCGCTGTCGAGCCGGAACGGCGTGGCGGTCAACCCGATCACCTTGAGCACCGGATTGATCTGCGCCAGCCCGTCGAGGAAGCGCCGATACATCGTGCTCGAGTTGCCCGGAATCAGGTGGGCCTCGTCGATCAGCACCAGATCGGTATGGCCGATTTCCTGAGCGCGGCGGTGGATGGACTGTATGCCGGCGAAGAGGATGCGGGCCTGTGCCTCGCGCTTGCCCAAGCCCGCCGAGTAGATCCCGGCCGGGGCCTCGGGCCAGAGGCCGATCATTTCGGCATGGTTCTGGGCGATCAGTTCGCGGACATGGGTGACGATCAGGATGCGCTGATCGGGCCAGGCTTTCAGTACGCCCTCGATGAACGCGGCCATCACCAGGCTTTTGCCGCCCGCAGTCGGAATGACCACCAGCGGATTGCCGGTGCTGTTCTGGAAATAGCCGTAGATCGCGGTGATCGCGGCCTGTTGATAGGGGCGCAAGGTCAGCATGCAGAGGCCTCCGGAGTGCGGGCGTCGTTTGTCCAAGTGGAGCCATCGGGCATGCGGTAGGTGACGACATCGTCGCCCGCATCGATGACCTCGCCCGGAACGAGATCGGGGATGAAGAGATGGCGGATGCAGGCCGCACGCTGTTCAGGCGGCGCGAGCATCCGGTCGTGACGGACGCAATGCCACCCGCCGTCCACGGCGGTGGAATGCAGGCACGACCGACAGGTCACGGCCGCCCCGCCACCATCGTGGCAGACGCCATGGTGATCGCAGAACCGGCATTCGAACCAGGCCGGGTCCTCGCTGATCCGCGCCGGGGGGTGCTGGGCGAAGATGACCCGACCGGCTTTCTCGAGCAGGCGTTCTGCCATCGCGCCGTCGGCCTCGATGCGCTCGATATGCAGAGCATCGGTGTCCTTGCAGACGGCGACATAGAAGGCGCGCGCAATGCCCGTCAGGTGCATGTAGATCTGCATCTGCGCGGCATGCTGGGGCTTCGACAGCACCACCCCTTTGGCAGTCAGATCCGCAAAGCTCTTGGCGGAGTGCGTCTTGAACTCCAGCACATGCCAGGTTTTCGGGGCCTCGAGGAGGCCAATGGCGACCCCATCGAGCGAGCCTCCGAAATGCCCGCCGTGGGCATCGACGCGAAACTGGCGGCCAGTATCGGGATCGACTTCGAGGACAGTGGCACCAGTGGCGCGCAGGTTGCGGACCAGTCGGTCCTCTTCCATCTGCCCGGTCTCAAAGAGGCGCAGCAGGCGGCCGGAATGATGGGATGGCGTCACCCAGCGGAAATCATACCAGAGCGCCCGGGCGCAGGATTTGCCGATGATCGACGCGCCAAGGTGATCGCGAAAGCCATCTCCCTGGCGGGCCTCGTAATCGGCATGGATCGCCGTCAGCGTTGGCGTCGGTGCAGGAGGAAGATCCGCCATCACAGACCCTCCCGTTCGCTGCGGGCCTGTGCCTCGGCCAGAATGCCGTTCCAGGTTTCAGGGTCGTGCCGTGCGCGCAAAACGTCGATCAGGGCGTCCTTCAGCTTCTCGCGGCGGCGGCGACCTGTCCCCTTGGCAAGCAATTCGGCGCGCTCGCGGCTGAGATGGCGCAGGGCGGTGCGCGCGCGGTGGAACCAGTCCGGGTCGATGGGCTTGAGGCCCCGCTGACGCGCCAGATCGGCAGTCGCAATCTGGGTCCGGATCTTGGCAATGGCATCGTCGAGTTCGATCAACCGGCGCGGGTCATCAGGCAAGCCGGGGTTGATCACGGCCACGGGGGCCGCGTTGGTCAGATCGGTCATGGGAGTTTCCTCAGATGGGGTTGAGCACCGCCCCGTCCGTCAGGAGGACAGGGCGGCGCGGCAGATCAGCCCTTCTTGTTCCAGGGAGCGGAGGCCATCTTGACGGGCGCAGCGGTCTGTATGGCGGGCGACGCTGCGGGGGTTGCAGCAGGCTTTGCGACGCGCACCGCGGCTGCCCCACGTTCAGGCGGCAGATAGGCGATGGCATTGCTCTCGCCGTAGCCATTCTTTGGCGGCTTGATCTTCACCTGGATCGTCATCGGGATCAGGTGCAGTTCCTCGCTGTCGCTGACATGCATCTTGCCCGTCGCATGGCAGATGGCCGACAGCGTCCGCTGCGCGATTTCCACGGTGGTCGGGTTCGGGTTCACCAGGTTCAGCTGATCGAAAATCTTCCGGCCCTTGTGTTCCCCCTCGAGGATATCAAGCATCAGCCAGAGAAACTGGCCCATGCCGTTGCGGGTCACGCGCATCTCGCTTTCGACGATCTGGGCGCGGTACTTGCCAGCGGGCAAAAGCTCGTAGGGAGTGGTGGGTTCGACGCTGGTCGCGTCAAAGGACGTATCAAAACGTGCCATGGTCTTATCCTTTCAGGGCTTAAGCGGATTGCGGCATGGCTGCGAGGAACTCCGACCACGAGAGCGGCAGGGTGTCCGGCAGGCCGTAACGGTTCTTGGCGAGGAAGGCGGGGCGCTCTTCGGTGTGCATGGCGCGCGCACCTGACCCGAGCGCCCGGGTCACCTTCTTGTTGAAGCCGACATCGGATTTCGCGACCGAGATCTGGTAATTGGCGAAGAGCACCACATCGGAATGTTCCTGCAGCAGCGCCGAGGCGCGGGTTTGCAGCTTGATGACATACCGGTCGTAGGGCTCGTGCTCGGGGCTGTCGAAACGCTTGATGTCGGTATGGGCAATCTGGATGATCACCATGCCCTTGCGGTCCCGCAGCGCGTTCAGCTTGTCGAGATATTCCCGCCAGACAGTAACAGCCTCGGCATAGCCCTTGCCGAAGCCGGGCGTTTCAATCGACTGCCAGCCGTTGCGCTTGCACGCCTCGGCCCAGATCAGCGGCTCCAGCCAGTCGACGCTGTCGATGACAACAGTCCCGAAATCGTGGTCCTCATCCAGCAGTGCGTCGAGCGCCTCCGCCACCTCGGCATAACTGGTTGCCAGCGGAAAATGCGGAACCTGCAGCTTGCCAAGCCCATCCTCGGTCATGATGAACACGGGTCGGTCGGCATCGGCCGCAAAGGTGGATTTGCCGACCCCGGCCACGCCGTGGATCAGGATGCGCGGCGGCGTCAGCGCCGAGGTCGTGCGCAGGGATGCGAGAGAAATGGCCATCAGCGCACCTCCTCGCCCAGCACCAGGCGGAACTTGGGCTTACCGGTTCGCACCGTCCGTGCGGGTTCAAATCCCTTGCGCCAGGATTCCGGCAGCGCCGTGTATTTGCGTTCGGACACCTTCAGCGTGGTTTCGATGAACTCGGCCGGGTCTTCGCCCGCCGAGGCGATGTTTTCGGCGATCTGGGCGAGTTTCGCCTGATCCCATTCGATCCGCTTCACCAGGTCGGCGATCACTATGACGCCGCCGTCCTCAAAGCGGATCGTTCCGGTGTCCTTGCCGGCCTCAAAGCGGCATTCTGCAGCACGGTCAGCGTATTTCAGGGAGATGGCGCCATCGAGCCAATCAGAGACCGTTTTGGCTTGGGTGAGCTGCTGATCGGCCGCGTCTTTGAGCATTGCCAGTTGATCCGCCGGCAGCGCTGCGATCTGGCCTACCGGCATGCGATGGATGTCCGCGAGGGTGATATGGTTAGAGATTGTCATGTCGTCTCCCCTCACC